TAGATACTCTCTCCTTCTGGTTCTGTGCTACATCACCTATGCGTGGTGCATTAGGTCCAGGACAAGGAGGCGTTTCTTTTGCTTCTATCTTAGGAGCAGCATCCTTTGGAATCTCTGGTTCTGGAACTTCCGGTGGTGCAATCTTTGGTGGTTCTGGTGGTGGTTGATCATATTGCAATTCTTCTGGGTTGTAATCAATAGGATTAAATGATGGCATGTTACCATCACAAAAAACCCTGGCACCATCAGAGTCATCATCAACCAATTTATCGTTAGTTCCTCTTTTGTTGTCAAGGTGTGCCTCAACACATCCAGGAATATCAATAATAGGAACTCCGATCTGCACCGTTACTGGCGGAGCAGAAGGGAGTTGTGGTGAAGTTGTCATCCAACTGGGGATGTTTATATTACGAACTTCCACATTCCTAATATCACGAATCTCTGCCATCAGAGTTTAGGTAGTCCACCACCAGGGAATCCAACACCAGCTGGTGCGCCAACTTCACCTGGAATAGGGCCACCAGTCACTCCTGGCAACTCAGGCATCGCACCGTCTAACATACCAGGGAGTGCATTTGTAATTGCTTCAGTAGCATGTTTGGTAACTTGTTCTTTTACTCCTTCAAGTATGGCATCTTTCTGAAGATAGACATAAGTTCCACCGCCGACAATACCAGCGACACCAACGAAAGACAGAATTGATAATACGTTGATTACTTTTTGCATTAGTTTACTCCACTAAGGTTCCGTGTTCTCTACGAATTTCACGTAGTTCTTCAAAGTTCTTTTGTTTAGTTCCACCATCATATGACCAAGCGTATCCCTCTTCGATCATTTGTTCATTGAGTGAGACTTCGGAATCTCCAATGTACAACCACCCAAGTAAACGACCATACTTGCCCATGCCGCCGACAAGCTCAGTACGGATAACAAGATCATCATCACCTTCAATTGCTCCTTCTAGTTTTGATTTCATCCAGTATGTTGCATCAATCCCAAGTTCTTTTTCCTCCAAGTCACGAGTCCTTTTCTCTGGAGTATCAACTCCAGCAACTCTTACTCTTTCCTTTTTATGAAGGTCAAATCCAAGATCAATTGTAACATCGATGGTGTCCCCATCAACTACTCGATTAATCTCAATTACTCGGAAGTTGTAACACGACTTCCTGCTGGGGGGAACCATTGCGCCCATGATCGATCTCCTTTGCGTCTACTGCTGTGGCAATTCCGATTAATGTAATGGCAGCAGTTATGACGGCACCGGCACCCCATACCCACTTCTCAAGTTTACGAACACGATCACGAAGTTCCTCCGCCATCTTTTCAGCGTCTTCAATTCTGTGGGTCAAGAGTGCTATCAGTTGATCCTGATCCGCGTCCTTCTGGTTGATTTGATCCGCCATCGTTCAATTCATCAAAAGCCATACGCATTATATAGACAATGTAATACGTAACTCCTGCAAGAAATATAATTAAGGAGATAATTACACTCCACACAGGATCAGCAACATTATCAAGAGGACGAAGAACTAGGTTCACTTTTTAGGTTCTATTGCAGAAACAATGGGTGGTTCTCCTTCCTTTCTTTTCTTAGGAACAGAGTTACCATTTCCACCCGATTTGGCAGGAGATAGTCCAAAGGCGGCCAAAGATCCAGAAAAAACTGAAGCGATAAACGTGGGGTCAAAATCTAAAATCTTTTGACCGTTTGGAAGTCTTACGTAACTGAATGTGAGAAGAGATGCAGACCAAATAAGTACAACTACTTTTACAAGATTACCAAGAACTTCACTTTTATCTTCATCGTGGTCTTTCTCTTCTACTTTGGACTTGGTATCAGCCATTTGTAGAGATCAAGGCACCTCTATTTAGTGAGGTATCCGTTCTCAACCAACCATTCACGGGTCATGGGAGTAGGTTCATAGTCAGACCACATGGTTCCACGGGCACAGGATTGTAGTGCTTCCATAGTCATCTTCTCAGTGCGGCCTGCCCAACCTGCTTCTGCTTCCCAAGGAACAGCAGATTCTGGATAGGTTCTCTCTGCCATTACACGCCAGATCATAGGTACTTCATCTTCAGGTTTGATGATAGCAATCATACTATTCTCGATAGTACCTGCCATGCAATCTTGGGCAGCATGCCATCCTTCGTGACGCATCACCATCATCAGTGTGGCAGGACTATCCATATACTTCTCATTAAGAAAGAAGTTATTACCAACAGTATGGTAAACACCACGATGCATTGTGGGAAAGTATTTCTGATCGGCTAGAAACACCTTAACTCCGACCTGATTAAGGGCAACGAGCATTCCGTGGAACTCGTCAGCAACAATAGTAAAATCAGTAGTGGGATACTTATCAGCAATATCATTGATACTGAATACTTCTTCGACATCTTCTGTACACTCGCGAAGTAGCATACACCCCATGGAGTCCATAGTATTGTAACCCTTGGTGATTTTAGAGTCGTCTGCAAATGCAGGAGTTCCTAAAGAAACTGCTGCGAGCATGGAAAGAATAATATTTCTCATAAAAAGATTGTAACCTTATGAAAGTGTCAGTTTTTTGGTGTATTCATATGCAAAGGTTTCTCGGTAACCCTTGATCCCCCACCCCAACCAATAGAAAGCAGGAACCATGTACTGATGTACAGTTTGTCCACTACCTTCAAACATGGGAAGATTACGTTGGAAGATGTTTTCATTAATCATGAATCTAGTTTGACCTTCCAAACTACTGGGATCACACTCATATTTAACACAAAACTTACCAAGATTATTATAACGGTTTATTGAAGTCCACTGGATGAGACCATAGCCGCCACTATAACACTCACTATAAGACACTCTAGAACCACCCTCGCAAATATTGGGAGTGAAATTAGATTCTTGTTTGATGTTCCCCATAATCGTCGCAAGGGCGTTACGATCTGTGATTCTTGTGTGTTCTTGGAGTTGTTCAAGGACATATTGTTCTTCGGGTGTGCAGTCTTCACACTTCCAAGAAGAAACATATGGTTCTACTGGGATGATAACAGCATCCTCTTTAGTGGGTTCAACCGCCGTTGCACAAGATGCACTAATTGAAGTCAGAGCAAGAAAGGCAGCAAATCGTTTGATCATTAAAAAGGGGGTATATAGTACCCCCGAATTATACACTATTCTTTTTTTGATGTCAAGATGGTGATGAGGAGTAAAGTGGTTGCATCACTCCTCCATCTGATCCATCATCATCTTCGTCTTTACTAGCTAATGCAAGCATAAGAAAATAAGGAGTGATGATGAAAATTAAAGTCTGCAGTAGTGTCCAATCGTAAGTCATGATTCTTTCACTACTGCGGCAATTGGAATCAGCATAATTATTGCTGCTACTACAAATCCCATCACCAGATACCAGGAATCAGTTGACCTGACACTGCATAAGATCCCATTGCTGCAATGACTCCGATCATTGCTGCCCAACCATTAATGCGTTCTGCTTTTTCGTTCATTGTTTTTACCCTTGAATAGATGTTTTTAAAAGTGCTTTTGAATAGTCTAGTTGTGAACCTGGTGTGTTCTCATAGGTAGAAGTGTCACCATATGTTTTGTGATCACTATACCCAACCATTGCTCCTTTGGTGCGCTGCAGTGCAGGCATGAAAGCAATGAAGAGAAATACACTTGGTGCTCCAATAATAAGTGCTGCTCCAAATACATACCCTGCCAAAAATTCGGCAATCGTGTGGTTAGCAGTCCATGCAAACTCGGTTTGCGTCAAAAGTTCAATCATCAGAATCCGAAAATACCAAAGAAAAATACACTACCACTGAAGCTATAAGAGATAAGAGCAGCAAGGAATCCAACCATAGCAGTGCGTCCATTTAACTTCTCTGCTCTCTCTGCGTGTGTTTCATAACCGTATCGTTCTGCAGCGGTTTGATCAATGTACATACGTGGTTCAGTAGCCCACATATTTGTTTGTCCTTGATCGTTGGTTGTTACAGTCATTTACTTATCGTTATGAAACTTTACATATTATATAGTAAATCTAAAGTTTTGTCAAGCGTTTCACCTGTTTGAAAACCTCTTACACTCTTCAGGATTTACTCTACACCATTGAAATACAAAAGAATCAGCGTCAATCTCCATAGAGTGGTGTGCGTGGTTATGCAGTGCCCCAATTAAAATCAATACTCCCACCAATAAAATATTGGCGTGTGTCACTGGGTGGAGAAGTATCGTCCTAATATATTTTTTCATAAAAAAGGGGAGTGCCGTCGCACTCCCAATATAACATCTAGATGTTTACTTGTCGATATTGGTTATCAGAAGGAGTACTTGACACCCAGTTTACCACCAAGACCAAGACCTTCGGTATCGAAGTCACTGTCAGCGGTAGCAGCACTCAGTTCACCATAGACACCAACACTGCTGGAAAGAGCAGCGGAAGCGCCAATTTTACCAGTCCAGATGGTCTCGTTCTCAGCACCGTCAACGGCTTTGACAGCAGGACCGCCTTGGATATACCAGGAAGAATCACCGTCACCGATGGCACCTTCGTAGCCAACGTGGAAATCAGTAGTAGCTCCAGTGTAGTCATCGCCTGCCCAACCAGCGTTGGTTTCGACGTTGACGTAAGGACCGGCTAGGGCAGCAGCAGGGGCGAAAGCAACAGCAGCAGCTGCTGCAGCGATAGTCGATTTGAACATTAGTTTTGCCTCGTAGTTTACTTGCGGAATGATTACCCGCAGATGAAAGGGATTTCGACAAATCCCGTTGTTACCTTCTGTCACAATAGACAAAAGGTTAAGTATTTATACTACCTTAAATTAGTGTGTTTGTCAAGGGGGGTTCGGTTATTTCCCCTCACACTCAGGTGGTATACGACCCAGATACGGATCATAGTTGAATAATACAGTCTGATCCTCCATTTGGGCAAGCGATTCCTTCCAGTGGTTAAGAATTCCATCATGACTCCCACGATGGAAAACCTCAAGATGCTCTGGATGAATCGACGAACCCATCTCAATCTTGTAATGGAACAGAGGAATGGCGTAAGTCCTTCCGCAGTTATAGATTAAATCATCTGCAACAGGACGTGGCTTTACACCCTGATCCAACTTGAACTTATCACCAACACAATGATGATCGATCAATTTCTTGGCATGATGACGGGACACCATGAAACACGCTGTGGAAAAATCATTTACCCAACGAGCGTGCATACTTGCATATACCACACCAGGATTAATAATAGCAAGTTGAATCACATCCCAATCGTATGGCACCTTAGACATGAAAGTGTCCCAATCAAATCCCCAGAACCGTGCAGTGTCAAAACTAACATCATCCTCAGCAAAGATTGCATAAGGACTATCAGAAGTTTCGTACCAATGTTTGATGGATTTCAAATGTGAAGTCACGCAACCAACCTCACCAGATGTCACACCCTCAGGATAGTTACCTTCAATGATGTGTTCCAGTTTGTCCTCACGTCCATCAAAGGCAGAGATACGAGTGGGATTCAAGTTCCAGTAGTCACACATGGCTCGCATCTCTGCATCACGTTCTGGTTGACCATCCAGATTAATATAATACAGAGGACCGAAGTTCTTCAGTTTATATGCAGCTTTGTTCTTCTCTTGATAGTTGAGAGGCACGGGAGGTTTAACCTCTGGTTTCTGTGCAATCAATTTCTCAATCGAAGGGATGTAGTTCTTTGCAAGAACGTTCTTCCACTCAAACTCTTTTGCATACTCGCGAATCTCATCTCTA